CTGCTCATCTCCTGTACTGCATTGTTTTCAATGACTTACGGAACTAAATATAGCTTATAGTATTTGAAAATGCAAGGCATTTGATATATGCTAAAATAGTTTTACATAAAAGTGGTTTAACATTTGTAACTGCAGTCGGTGACCCGCGCCCCACCGTGTATCGCATGTCCCCTATAATTTGGGACACGGGGATACACCATGGGAATGTTCAGCAAAAGGAGTTCATAATGGGCAACAACGACATGGTGGCAATGGCGAACTCACGGAAGATAGAGATGCTTCCCTACGAGACCTTGAAGGCCATGTTCCCTTCCGTGCGCTACATGGTGCAGGGGGAGAAGTGGCGCGGGAAGTTCATCGGGCACCGAACCGACGAGATTACCGGAAGGGAAGAGACCTACGCAGCAGGCGAATGGCTTTCCGACCTTAACGGCAGGACTTTTCCGAACCCGACAGTCGCCCATCAGTGGGGCGAGCTGAACTACTCCAAGGGGCATTTCCGTGTCTATGCCTACGTGCCGGAACTGCACAGGGTGGCGAACAGAATCGTGAACGAATAGGGGTGATATATGCAAGGAATTGAATCCATCAAGTCAATGAAGCACTACGAGGTGACCTTTGAAACCGACGAAATCGCAACGGAAGAGGAATACCTGCTTTCGGACGGATGGTATCCGTTCGTGGACACCGAGGTAGACGGAAAAACATTGATTTTCGCACAGAACCCGTATTTCGCCGGACACCAAGCCGAGACGGTGGCCAAGGAATGGTGGGACGGACGCGCAAGGATGGTGGAACCTTAAAAACATAGTCCGGCACCCTAGGGGCACCCCGTCCCTAGGGCGCACCGGAAACTAGTTTCCTGGTGTCCCACCGTATATCACGTGTCCCCTACAATTTGGGACACGGGGATACAACGTGGGGACACAAAGGAAAAAGAGAGGATTTTATGGAATTCAGCAGGAACGACTTTTTCAAGAAGTGCAAGTCCGACCACGACCGCCTCGTGAAGCTGATAATGGACGCGGACGGGGTGTCGGTGTCGGACGGGATAGTGGGCACCGTGAAGAGCGGCAAGGGGAGCTACCCCGTGCGCCTGTACCGCATCGGCGACAAGGAGTACAGGGTGTCCGAGAAGCTACACGAGTACCTCGTGGAGAACGGGGCGATCTTGAAGGAAGGGGGCGAGAATGAGGACAGATAGGAACTACATCGCGCCCGTGCGCCGTGCGCCGAGGGTGGTGCGCGGACTGTTCAGCGCCGCCCCGAGCTGGACGGAAGTGCTGCTGGCGGACATGGTCACTCTGTGGCTGTGCCTCATCGGGAAATGAAAGTCCAACCGTGTATCCGATGTCCCCTGAACTCGGGGACACGGGGATACACCGTGGAATTGTTCAACAAACAAAGGAGTTAAAAATGGAACAGATTAAGCAGAACTACAAAATTGCGTCCCTCGTGGATGACCGAGACACGGGCGACAACTGCGGGTGCCCGCTGTACCACACCCGTCTCGTCAAGGCCGAGGACGGGTACGAAGAAGTCCTCAAAGACTTCAAGGGGGAACTTGACTGCTTCGGCATCACTGCCGAAGAAGAGTGCCCGTATGACATCTACGTGGACGGGAAGGTGGTTCCGTGGGGCAACGAGATTGCGTGCATGAGCCTTGCCGACATTGAAGCCAGTATCGGGCACAAGCCGAGAACCTACACCATTGACATGGGAATTGACGGGCGAGTAACCCACACCCTCACGGACATTACATAACCGGCGAGAAAGATGCCGTCCCTTTAGGGCGGCATATGAGAGCCGGCAGGAACAAAAAAATTAAAAAGTACTTGACAGTACAAAGCAATTAAGCTATATTTGAACATGTCAGGCTGAATGACGTTAAATAAGCAGGTACCTCCGGTGCGGAGGAAGCTTATGAGGTCCGACTAGATGCCCTCTACGGTTGCCACTTCGGCAAAGGCAAGGCGTCCGGGATGAAGACCGAAGCTGCCACTATTTATGGTGGCGGTAGTTCACCTAGCGGGGTGTCCCTGCGGGGCGTTCCCTCTGCCGACCGTGTGCCCGATGTGCCCCGAATGTGGGCACCCGATGGCACATCGTGGGAATGTCAAGGGGTGCATAGAGGACTACCTCGAAACCCTGTCCGAGGATGAACTCGAAGTAATCAACAATTTCTAAATTTCGACTCCTGAATGAACGGCAACCCATGGGGACACTTGTCCCCATGGGAAGTTCTTTTGTAAACTTTTATTTTCATTTTTCGCATCCGAGCCAGATGCCCACCGTGTATCCCATGTGCCCGATCCGAGGGCACCCGGTGATACACCGTGGGAATGTTCAAACGAAAGGAGACAAATATGCGATTTGTGGCGAAGATTCACGTGGGCAACTTCAACACCGGAGTGCACTATACCAAGGAAATCGAGTTCGAGTATTCGGGTGCAGAGCACGTCGGCGAGGAATTGCAGAAGGAATGCCGCAAGGCGGTTCCCTACAACGCCACGTGGTGGCTGCTGTCCCTCACGATGCAGGAGCAGGGCAAGTTCCTCGAATCCTTCAACTAGGGGAGCCTCATGCCAATCGGGACGATAACCATATCAATCGACACGGGGAAGGAGAGCCCCGAGCAGCGCAAGGTGCGCATATCGGCCACCGAGAACGGCCGGAAGACTAGGACTAGGGCAATCCCCGACAAGCGCAGGAAAGCCCCTAAGCACAAGAAACCACTAACGGACGGAGACTGAAATGTTCAACTTACTAAACAAGACTAGACTGTTCAAGTTCGGCGCATTTGCCGCCAAGGCCGCTGGGTTGCCGCAGGTCGCCCCCGTTGTCACCCATAGGGACGGCAACGTGGAACGCTTCGGACGCTTCGGAAGGCACCGCTAGGATGGAGGCGTAGTATGGGTTGCCTTGCATTCATCGGGGGATTGTTCCTCTTCTGTTTCCTCTATACAATAAGCCCCATCCTGGCCGTTTTCTTCGCAATCTTCCTATTCGGGGTATGGGTTGGAAAGAGACGATAATTTTGAACTCCGAATGAACGCATGCTAGGGGTTCTTCCCCTAGCATGTTTTTGTAAATTTTAATTTTCAATTTGCCTCAGTCCAACCGTGTATCCCATGTCCCGTAAATCGGGGGACATGGGGATACATCGTGGGCATGTTCAGCAAAAGGAGGCCACCATGGCAACCCAGGTTTATCTCATCGTATACCGCCAATACGGCACAGACGGAATCAAAAAGACAGTGACCCCGTTCATCGGCCACACGGCTGCCGCTACGGAAATCGCCCGTCTCCATGACGAGGCGCGTGCTGACAACGCCATGTACGTGAACTATGCCCACTATACGCCGTGGGGAAGGCACAAGACAGAGTTCGACCCGCTGACCTTGGATTCGTTCCATGTGCAGCACCTAAACGGAACCGAAAGCTCGGTCGTGCTGATGGCCGTGGACGAGGGGAGCGAGGCCGTCATAGCATAGCACGATGCCCTACCGTGTATCCCATGTCCTGTAAATCGGGGGACACAGGGATACATCGTGGGCATGTTCAACAAAAGGAGACGGTATATGACTAGACAGGAACTCATGGACGCGATTTCTCCGGCAAGCCGCCGAATCGTTGGCTTCATAATGATCTTCGCGGGTTCGCAGGGCAGCTACGGGAGGCTCATGCAGGCGCTTCTCGACGCCGACCCCGACGATGCCGAGGAATGGCTCTCGCAGTATCACCACTGCAACGACTGCCTTGATTTCGTCATGGAATATGAAGGATAGTGTACATGGTGCCCACATGGGCACCATGTCTCACCATGGAACCACAGGCCCACCGTGTTCCATGGGTGCCCGATCCCATGGCACCCGAGGGAACATCGTGGGAATGTTCAACAAAAGGAGCTTAACCATGCCTTGTAAAGTATTTGCTGCATATTACGACTATGCCCGCAATTCAAGCGGTGGCGCATTGTCCACGGAGAGAACAGTAGAGCGCGTTGAATACAGAAAAGACCGCATGACGGCTTCGATGGAAGTATTCAAGGCATTACATAAAAAGGCCATTGCTCTAAGTAAACAATTTGCCCCCGATGGAAAGACCTTGCTTAAACCCGCACTTGAAGTGCGTGAAAGCGGGTGGACTACTACCTACTTGTTATTGAAAGGCAAGGCATGGGGCGAAACGTATAATGGCCGTGTGTTTTGCACATATAGCATAATGATATCGGATATTTCGAGCTTGCCCGATGGCGAGACCCTTACTAAGGGCAAGTTCGTGTTTGACCCGACATTTGACAATATTCCCGCCCCCCGTGACTTGGCGAGCATTACGGATTGGCGGGTTCGCTGCGTAGAACGTTTTCCGTACAGGGTGAACTTCGACTTGGTGAAAGTGGAACTTTTCAGCCCCAGCGGTAGTGAAAAGGCTTTCGTGAATTGCGAAGTGAAAGACGGCACGTTCCAAATGCGTGAATTGCAGGACTTCAAGGTACACGTGGACGGTGCACTGTGGAACATGATTCAGACTGAATACTACAAGATAGCATTGGAAAATTATGCAGAAAGTAATCGTAGTTGATTGGTGCGGTAGGTCATACCGCGTAAAGATGAGCTCTATCCCGTCCGTGGGTGAAGACTTGCAGGTAGGGGTAGGTGGAGACAAGCACGTGCGCGGGATAGTCTCTCGCGTTGAGCGAACCGTATCGGAATGGAATGACTATATCTCGGTCTATATCGCAGACGATGAACACGCGCTCAACGATGACAGTGACTACCGCGAAGTCAATTGGTGGGACGCATAGTCCAACCGTGTGCCCTAGGTGCCCCGATCGAGGGCACCCGATGGCACATCATGGAACCGTTCAACAAAAGGAGTACAATATGGCCTACAAGACACCGAAATTTACCGCTACGGGAAAGTTCCACACCGAATGGTGGTCTTTCCGTCACTGCGACCCCCGTCGCGAAATCAGCTTCATCCACTCCGCGGCTCTCGTTGACCCGCAGGGGAACATCGTCGCCCGTGCCAATATCGGCTACTGCAACCGCACTTGGGAGAGCTTCTCGGGCGATTGCGTCCGTTCCAAGCTGGCCGACCTGCTTACCCGCAAGTACCCGACCGTTGCCGCAATGGACGAGGTAAAGCCCCTAATTGACCAGCTGAAGGTCAGTCAGCCCGTGCCGTCCGTCTCGTGCGATGCAGGCACCCGTGTCGGCTATTCCCTATCAATGTGTTGCCCCATGTAAGGAGATGATATGCTTGGATCAATCGTCAGAGAAATAGAAGCAAAGCACAGAAATGCCAAGAGGGTCTCCGTGACCTGCTACGGACAGAGGCAGGAATTTGAGAACACCCGCGAGGCAATAAATTTCTTTACGCTGGCCGTCAACGGCTGCGACCCGCAGAGTTCCGAATGTGGCCGATACCAAAGAATTTTAAATCGGATTTATGCGGGGGAGCGCATTGTTTCCGACGAATAAGAAATAGTGCCCAAATGGGCACTTAATTTCTATTTTTTGATTTCTGTCCCACCGTGTATCATCCGTCCCCCTAAAAATGGGACATGGGGATACAGCGTGGGACAACAAGTTCAGAATTGTTTATTTTTTGCTAAATTTTACCAAAAGGGGGAGTTTCCCATGACCAATTACTATATAGTAACACAGGCCGACGTTGACGCGGAAGGCCACATCGGTTCCAGCACGTCCGTGTTCACTGACGAGGACGGCAACACCGAACTCTACATCAATGCCGAGGAAGCCCGCGAGGCCATAGCGAATGACGTGGCCAACGATGGGCAGGGGGGCGTGGTGCTCTCCATGGACGGCAAGGAACCCACCGAATACACCCTTTGGAGCGATATCTACACTAAAATCCTCAACGGGATAGACCCCGAGGACGGCAGTTTCGTCAAGATCACGTTCTACGACGGCGCGGAACGCACCTACACCATCAACAGAATAACGGTCTAAACCACGGACAGTGCCCACTTGGGCACTATTTTCCCATATCTTCCACACTCGCCAACCGTGTATCCCATGTTCCCGAAACGGGGGAACCCGAGGATACAACGTGGTGGCACCAACTGAAAAGGAGACAACGATGAACAACGGTATGAAGAGCGAAATGAAGAACATCAAGGCAAACGGCGACAAGTTCCTCGTCGAAATCAAGACTGACCTGGGCGGTTATGAACCGCTCGGGGTTTTGTCGTTCCGCGAGGCCGTGGAGATGCAGTTCACCACACATAGGGCGGTGAGGTTCCAGCGCATATCCGGCATCCCCGATGCCGAAAACCCCTTCATGCAGAAGGTGGCCCCCCAGGAAATGACCCGCGCAGACCTGTGCCGTGCGGTCGCCGCCCTCCAGGCCATCGTCTGTTCCGAGATGCCCGACGGCCGGATGCTATCATCCTACGGGCTCATCGCCGTATCCACCTCCCAGGAACCGAGGGACCCGGGCGCCAGGTGGCCCGGGGACACCATGGAAATCTCCGTGGACGCGGTAAGCTCCTACCTTTCCGGCCTCCAATCCCGTATCGAGTACGGTTCCCTGGACGCGTACTTCAAGGATGCCGACGGCAACGTGACCCCGGTTCCCCACGGGATCGTCATCCGCAACGGCAGGGTCGCCAACGTGTACTGATTTTTCCCACCGTCCCATGGGTGCACCCCGTGCACCCATTGTCTTTTGTAAAAAATAATTTTCAATTTTCGCATTTTTGGCCATTCCGCCCACCGTGCGCCGGGAAACACGAGTTTCCTGGGACCCGGGGGCACAACGTGGCACCGATTTTTTCACACTTGCAGGGAGAGCAGATATGAGAAAAAATATTTTGATTTTGGCCCCCGTGGCCATCCTCGCGGCATGCGCGGCCAGCCCGACCCAGCCTTCCACGCGCGTGGTAGGCAGCAGCTCGACTAGCTACACCCACTTCTACCGCATAGGCTGCATAGACCACATGCCCATGGAGGAGGCTATCCGCTACCGTTCCCACGTGGAAATCACCAAGTACGAGGACCGCTCCATGGTCTGCGTACGCTACGAGGGCAACGAGGAACGCTGCGAGGAGGCATCCGTGCCCAGGAACGAGTACGGGGTAATCGAGACCTACACCACGGCCGAAGGTGACACGCTGACCCTCGACGCCGGGTCGTTCACCGTCACCGGTGGCAAGGGTTGCTACACGCTCGGACGATACGACTGAAAGTGCCCGGAAGGACGGAAATCAATTTTTATTTTTTGATTTTTCGATTTTTATGCGCTTTCATTTCCTATGGCCAACCGTGTGCCCGGTGTCCCACTATTCAGGGGACCCGGTGGCACACCGTGGGCACAGTTTAACAAAGGAGACCGACATGGACATCATTTCCTCGCTGGAAGCTAACTTCAAGACGCTCGACCTTGAAAACCCTATCCGTCTGACAACAGACGACTTCGTCCTGTCCCTATGGCGCCTGGGTACCGAGGCCTTCGGCCCCGAGACCATCGTGCGCTACGAGGGACACGACAACCTGGACACCAGGTTCCCCCAGGCCAGGTTCAGCTTCCTGGTGCGTACCAAGAAGGACGGGGAATGGAAGCCGGTGATGCTTGTCGAGGCCTACGGCGAGTACATCAAGGGCGGGAAGATCCAGCTTTACGAGATAGGCGAGACTTCAATCTAGGCTCCCCTCTCCCTGGGGGAGTCGCCCATGGACGGCTTTCGGCACACTTTGCCACAACACAATGCAGCCGCCCATGGGCACCATTTTGCCCAACCGTGTGCCCGGGGTCCCATAAATGAGGGGACCCGGTGGCACACCGTGGGAACAGTTCAACACAGAAAAGGAGACAACCAATGAGACATTTACCCCTTATCGCAGGAATCGCCCTCTCCCTCGTCCTCGTAGGATGCGGGGAAGACTCCAAGAACGCAGCGCGCGAAGCCGCCAAGTCCACGGGCAAACTCGTAGGCGCGGTAGTCACCGATGCCGCCAAGAACACTATCGAGGTCGCTACCGACGTGGCCTCGGGAGCTGGCCAGGCCATCAAGGAGAAGGGCGAACAGGCCATCGACTCCGCGGTCAAGAAGTCCAAGCAGGTCGCCAGCGACACCAAGGACGCCATCGCGCAGAAGGCCAAGGAGACCGCCGACTCCGCAAAGAAGAAGGTCCAGGCCAAGTAGGCGCTACCGTGTACCGGGTGTCCCCGCGACATGGGGACCCGGGGGCACACCGTGGTCACGTAACCAAGAAAAGGAGACGCGAATGGAATTCAATCCCGAAATCGTCAAGAAGCTTCAGGAAGATGGAATCAGCTTCGTCCTCAGCCAGTTCGGCGACCGACTGACATACGAGGGAAACTATGGCCACGCCACGGGCATCGTGTACGCCGGGGGCCCGGGTCGCGGATGTCCCCACTTCAAGGTGTGGGTTGGCGACAAGACCCTGATCAGCAAGAAGATAGACGAGTCCGACAAGCTCGAACACATCCTGCGTAGCCTCGCCGAGGCCACCGGGGGAATCGACCAGGCCATCGAGGACGCATGGAACGCCACCGAGTCCTATGACGACCTGAACTAAAAGGAGACAGACATGGCACTGACAGATATCAAGACACGGCGCTTCCACTTCGTAGTCCGCAGGAACGGGTTCGAGGAGAACGTCACCCTTTCAGACGAGTCCAAGTGGCTCGCGATGGCCCGGCTGCGCCAGCTGTACCCCGGGGCACAGTTCTCCCTTATCGCGGGAGGTAAAAAGTAAATTTTAGTTTACAATTTTCGCGCGGCGAGCGAAACGCCCCACGGGTACCGATGGCGCCCGTGGGGCAATCTTTCTACACCGGGACCAATGCCCACCGTGTCCCGCATGTCACATATTCCCGGGGACCCGGGGGTACATCATGGCATCATCAACCAAAAGGAGACTTTAAAAATGAAGATTCTTACCACCTACTCCACCGACCGAAGCGACCTCGACCTCGCCAAGACAGTAATCCTCGCCAAGGGGGAAACGGTGGACGACCTCATTCCCGCGCTCTCGGACGAAGTGGCCGAGGAACTGGCCAACGCCCAGGGTATCGGGAAGGAAGTCTCGGTGAAGGACGGCGACGGGAAGGAACTCGACCCCAACGTGTTCGGGGTGGTGGAGGCGGTTGCCGAGGGTGCCGACTGCATCATTCTCACCCATGCCCTTCCGATGGGCGAAACATACGAGAACGTGTTCACCATCAACGACTTATAGTATATAGTGCACACCTGTGCACTTATTTTCCCGGTTTAAATTTGTTAAATTTGTCCACCGTGTGCCCTATGTGCCCCGATCCTGGGCACCCGGTGCTACATCGTGATGGCATCAAACCAAAGGAGACCAGCATGATCACCCATCTCGTAATCAACCATTGCCTCAATCCCGAATGTACCCGCGACTACTATGCACAAAGATGCTGCTACGGCTCGCTCAAAGTCTGCGCCGAACGCCTGAAAGGCATCTGCGAGGAATTTGCGGACGGCGGCTACACCGTCACCGATGCACACGATGACCCGGTTGACCCCGACACCATCGTGGAGAAGGTGCTCAACGGCGAACTCGCTTGCATACAGATGGACACCGGGGCACATGACATATATACAATAGTAGAAATCTAAGGAGACAACATGAAAAAGGAAGACACATACAGCGCCCCAATGCTAGTAATAGTAGCGGGGAAACTCTGCGTAAAGCACGCCAGAATTCTAAAAAATAGGCGGCAATAGTAGGGAATATAGCCCCGATGCATTGCCAAGCCGTTCATTTTTTGCTATATTTGTAGCAACTTGGTCACGGGCGCGGGTGTTGAATGAAACGTCCCCCCTGCGCTGCGCCCGGTAGTCCTTCTAGCAGGGGGGACATTCGGTCCCATCGTCTAGTGGCCTAGGACAAAGGATTCTCAATCCTTAAACAGCGGTTCGAGCCCGCTTGGGACTATTTTCTCAATACATTTCCCCTCCCCACCGTGTGTCCCGTGTCCCCCTCTTTCGGGGACCCGGTGACACACCGTGGGCATACATTCAACCAAGGAGACAACCATGGACAACAACGACTACTACTTCATCGGGAAGAACGCAGATGGCGAGAAGGTATGGCTGGAAAAGCCGTCCTGGGACTGTGGCTGGTACTGGGGCTTCGGTTACCTGGAGACCATGATGAGCAACCGCGAGCCTTCCAAGGCGAGGGACATCCAGTGCCACACCCACTGGGACTCCTCCGTGCAACTCAGTCAGAAGAACGCCTACGACTGGTTCGTGGACACCTTCGGGAAACCCACCACCGACATCTGGGACAATCCCGTGAAGACTGAAAAGGGCGTCCGCCACTGCCGTTTTACCAACAAGCAGGTGTGGGGACTCTGCGAACTCATGGCCACCGCGTACACGCTACGGCGTGCTGCCGACGTGTTCCATCATGGCCATGCCAACTACGGGGAGAATCCGTGCGTCAAGGTCATCAAGGACACAGGGGAAGCCAAGAAGATCAACTCCAAGGTGCTCCCCGCAATCTTCGCCGAAATCGGCAAGATTTTCGACGAGGCCGACAAGGCCGAAACCCCCTCCAAGCCTATCCGTGGCATCGGGTGGCGGCCAAACAAATAATTAAATAGTGCCCATTTGGGCACTTTTTATTTTTTAATTTTTGCCTTTTGCCCACCGTGTGCCCCGTGTCCCACATTCCGGGGGACCCGGGGGCACATCATGGGCATACATTCAACAAAGGAGACAGCAATGATTAGAATTTTCAAGACAGGAAGACTGGGCCTTTCCGACCCGGAAATCGACCGCGAAATGGCGGAAATCCATGCCGCCATGTGCGCCAGGCACAACCTGGACCCGAACGACTGCGGCTCCAAGATCGGCACGGGACACTTCTACACCCCGACCGAAATCCACCGGAAGCAGGTGCTTTGGGCGATGAAGATGGCCAATTCCGTCCTCGCGTATTCGGGGACCAAGGAACGATGGGACCAGCACCACGCATGGAAGTTCCAGTCACAGCAGATGTGGCAGCATGACGGCCTGGGAACCGTCCGCAAGTTCGGGTTCAACAAGGTGCAGAACGAAGCCTATGCCCTTACGGCCCTTGAAACCGACAAGGTATGGGAAGCGCAGAAGGCCAGGATGGCCAAGGCCACCGTACTGTACCACGTGCACACCGGGGCCGACCACGAATCGTACAACGCTATAAAATGGGGTTAAAAATATGGTTTTCACTATCAAGTACAAGACAATGGGAATGAGCCTGGTGGCCGGGGTGGCCGAAGGGGACAGCGTGGCATCCGTGAAGAGACGCGCAGCCGAACTCATTACCATCCGCAAGATTAAGAAAATCGAGTATGCCGCCATCATGTCCCCCGAGGGCACCGAGGCCGCCTTGCTCAACGTGGACCGATACAACCAGCCCGACCACCTGGTCGAATGGCTGACCGTCCACAGATGATTTTTGCCAAGATATGCAAGAATAGTTCCTAGAAAATCGTGGCCGCCGTGTTGTGTGGACTCATCGCACCCCGGGAGAACGGCGGCCACGTGTCTCCTTCCTCTCCCGGGGTGCATCCCTTTCCAGGGTGGGCGGGGACAAGGCCCCTCACCTTCTTCCAGGGCCACGGAGAAGTTCCCCGTTCCCGTCCCACCCGCACTTTTTGTTGTCTCCCCAGGGCCCCGGGGGCATCCGTTCCCAAGGGGTCCAAACCTTTACAATCTCCCAACCGTGTTCCCGATGTCCCCCGATCCTGTGGACCCGGTGGAACAACGTGGAACCATGAAAAACAAGGAAACCAAGGAACTTCAGCCACAGGAGGCAAACATGAGCGAATATGAACAGCAGGCTATCGACTTCTGCAACAAGTGGAACGTGAAGATGAAGGTAGGGACCCCGAAATACGACCGTATGCCCTGGTCCCCGGACTACCGCTACATCTTCCCGGTGACCCTCTCCAAGGACGGACGCCGCATGACTGTCCAGTTCGGCCAGTCACTGGCCCAGGGCGACAACCCGCCCACCGCATACGACGTGCTCGCGTGCCTAACCAAGTCCGACCCCGGCTCCTTCGAGGACTTCTGCGCCGACTACGGGTACGATACCGACTCCCGCAAGGCCGAATGTACCTACAGGGCCGTCAAGCGCGAGTGGGAAAAGGTGCTCCGCGTGTTCGGCGAGGGCGAATGCCTCGACGACCTCCAGGAAATCGTATAAACTGATGGCATGAAGCTGAAAAATGACGACATCACCTGGGTAGAAGAGGCAGTTTTCCTCTCGATCGTACTTATGGTAATGATTCTAATCATAATTTTCATCTAAAAATTGTTGTCTCCCACCAAAAAGGCCCGGGCAGGTCCATTCCTGCCCGGGCTCCCTTTTTGCCCCCAGGTGCCCATGTCCCACCGTGTTCCCCATGTCCCCTAAATATGGGGACCCGGTGGAACATCATGGGACCAAGCAACAAAAGGAGACAAACATGGACAAGAAACTGAAAATCGACTTCAAGACCACCCCGAAGGTCACCTACGTCACCTCCGACGCCCCGGAATACGAGGACTTCAAGGCAAACTGGGAAGAATGGCACGACGGGGACGAACCTTGTCCGGAAGACAACTCCAGCGAATACTGGGACGCCGTATCCGACGAGCAGTCCCGCGAATGGGACGACTTCAGCTCGAACTTCAATTACGGCCACCTAATCGGCAAGACCTGCCTGTTCCGTGGCGGCTACTCCAGCCGCTACCCGGACTTCCAGCCCTCCTGCGATGCCGGGCGCGTGATTAAGATCGACTCCATCGACGACTTCATGAAGTTCACGGGTGACCACCCGGACAACGTGGACATCTGGCAGGACAAGGACGGCCTCCATGTCTCCAATGCCCACCATGACGGCACCCTGTCCCTCACGGTCAAGACCCTCACCAGGAAGGGCGAGGAATACTGGGAACGCATGTGCCGCAAGGGCGAAGGCCAGTCCCGCGAGTGCCACAGGCACCTGGACGAAACCAAGGGTCTCTCCAGTCCCATCGACTACTACCTCTTCTAATCCAGTGCCCATTTGGGCACTTTTAATTTTTATTTTTTGACCTTGCCCAACCGTGTTCCCCATGTCCCCCTATCATGGGGACCCGGTGGAACATCGTGGGGACGTATTCAAAAGGAGACAATATGGCAACTGTTAAGAAACCCTCGAAGAACATGATACGCGGTTCCTGGTTCGGGAACGCCACGGTCATGCTGTCCAGTCTGGTAAACAAGAAGGTCGTTAGCCTGGCCACTGCCAAGGAATACATAGATGCATACCACGGTATCGCTGGCCTCTACCAGGACGGCGCTGACCTCAACCACCTTATCCTGGGCGAATGCCCGGACCGTGGCCTCGATTCCAAGACCGAAGTCCCCCTGCTCCAACACTTCTGCAAGGCAATCCAGGCAGTCAAGGACGAGGCCAGGAAGAACGGTGTCCCCCTGCAACTCGGCTACACCGACACCGAATCCGAACTCAAGCCCGTCTGGTATGTCGATGTGGATTCCCCGGAGACCGAAGTGTTCGAGATTAAACTCACCCACTATGGCCGAAAGATTCATGACCTTACCGGACCGCATGGGGTAGTATTCGATACCCAGGTCATCGAATGCTACTAAAGCAAAATGGCCCCGCGCAGCATGGATGACAATATGGCGTGTCAGCCGACCGACTGCAAGGGGCCAATAATGAGACAAAAATTTTCCGATCGGCATTCCAAATATAGCAATTCACCATGGGCGGATTATAGTAAAATATTCTTTACTTTTTCACCAGTAAACAAAAACGGCCCTCTGCAATTTCGGATGGCAATGAACACGCCAGCCGCCCGGATGCAAGGGGCCAGTATAGCAAGCCTCCCGGGCGGCATTACAAATATAGCATACTGTAGACCGGGCTGCTTGTAACTTTCTGTTTACATGTCTCCCCGGTTCCCCCGTGTCCCACCGTGTATCACATGTCCCCCCATCACGGGGACCCGGGGATACATCATGGGAACATATTCAAAAGGAGACAACCATGAACCAGCTTTCAACAATCGCAAGCCTCGTCGCCAGGATGGACCCCATGGCCAAACAGGCCACCAAGGGGGCAGAACTCGACAATATCCTCAACGCGGTCAAGCTCGCCATCAAGGACGAACCCGGCATCGAAATCAACGCGGCATGGGCCGAGAACAACCTGACCTACCTCGACTTCCGGTTCGCAATTGCCCCGAGATGGGCAATAGAGGGCCACGAGGTCAAGATGTCCCTCTCCGTCTCCACCGAGGAACAGTCATGGTACGTCAACATGGTGGTCGACTGCCCGGACGGCGAACTCGAATCCTGGGGACACCTGGACATGAACCAGCAGGAACTCGAACCACTCTCCTGCCCGGTCAGCCACATGCTGTCCCTAATCAAGGAACAGTACGACCGCAAGCGCAAGGAATCTTCCGGGAAGTACATGGACCAGCTAAATATGGCCAAGATCGACCTGGAACCCCTTGCCGACAAGATCCGCGACCTGTGCAAGGCACACCACGTGAAACTGTGGTTCGACCGCAACATCGAGGGCGGCAACGGGCTCATGGTAATCCCGGAAGACGCCTATTCCGACGAATCCGGCGAGAAAATCGACACCGACAACGTGCCCTATCTCGACATGGGCATCGTAGGGTTCGACTCCAACTACGATTCCCCCAGGCTCCCGTCCTAAAAAGATTTAAAAAATGTGGGGCCATGCCATTCGGAAGGAAATATGGAATAACCTACCGCACTGTGGCATGGCCCCACTAGAAAATGCTAACCAGTGCGGCACTATTATATATAGTATATTTTGCTTGCCACTATTTGTAAATTTTTGTTTTCATTTCCGGATGTCCCACCGTGTATCCAGTGTCCCCTAAATATGGGGACCTACTGATACACCATGGGGACATATTCAAAAGGAGACAACCATGTCCAAACTCGCCACATTCACTCCCGATGTCGCAAGGGCCATCTTCGACTACACGCGCCAAAACCCCAGGAACGCCAAGGCCGAACTCGCCGAATCCGTCTGGGGCTTCGGCTTCACCAAGGACTCCCCAAGGAAGATATTCTCCCTCTCCAAGATGTTCCTCTCCTGCCAACATGTCACCACGGGCCAGAATGTGTACTTCGGTTTCACCGTCGAACCCGGTGACGAACCCCTGCAGTTCATCGTGAAACACTGGACACAGGTAGGGGACGAGAAGGTGACACAGGACTTCAAGGAGGTCGAGCATGTCGCCCGTATCCAGGATGTCCCCGCCGTTATCCGCGGTGCCGCCCGCAAGGCACACGAACAGGCCATGGCACTGCACCTGGAACGCATCGCCGAACAGAGGGAACACCTCACCCGGGGTGTCCGATAAATCCCCGGTCCCACTACCGTGTCCATCATGTCCCCCGTCCGTAGGGACCCGGTGACACACCGTAGGGACATCAATCAAAAGGAGACAACCATGAAAATCGTCCATTCCGATAAACCCGCATTCAACATCTTCACCCTCGGCCAGCTCGATACCCTCGAACAGGCTTGCTGCACCGTGGAACACCGCCTCTACATCTCCGAGATGGACTACCAGAAGGGTACCGTCACCCTCGGAATGCACTACGACAACTTCGACCAGGACGACTTCATCAAGGTCAACGTGGCCTCCGACTCCGTCCCCGCCGCATTCTACGATGTCTACACCTGCGCCTACGACCGCTGCATCTAATCACACCAGGGACATCCCACACCGGGAGGCCCCCGTTACCCATTTCCCAAAGGACACAATATGCTCAACTTCCCCTTCTTCATGGACCTCATCGTCTTCGCCATCAAGAACGATATGCCAGGCTACCCGTTCGGCAAGGCCAAGGACTTCATCCTCGATATCGTCAACGATGCCATCAGGTACCCCCTCAACGCCCCGCTACATGCAGACTCGATCGACACCTTAGTCAACAACTCCGCCTATGTCTACAAAATGTACATCAAGGGACCGTGCATGCTCCCGGATACCTCAATCCGTCTACAGATAGCTCTCTCCCCTGCGACACAGACATGGAACATGCACGCATCGTTCCGTCCAGCAAACGGGGGCCAATCCGACATATTCGACCATGTTAAGGACAGCTCCGTCATCGGCACAGGTGCCATCCGTAACATCGTCTGGAACACCAGGCGCCGCGCAAATGCCGAATATGTAAAAAATAATTTAAAAATCGGGCAGAAACTCACCATGAACGCCGACAACCTCTCCAAGGTCCAACCACTGGAACACGGGTACATCAGCGCCGACCAGTGGCTTTGCACAGGACCGGACCTGATAGTCGCAGAACACCTCGACGAACTCACCGTCACCGACATCAAGGATAACGGGGACGTGTTCTTCTCCGAGGCCAACAGGCAAGTCCCCTTCTCCCTCTCCCCTGACGAAGTAGTCGCCATGATGCACGGCTCATGCTAGCGCACCAGTAACTTATTGTCTCCGAACGGCCCCCGAGACCCACATGGTCCCGGGGGCCTTTCCGTTTGTCCCCGGGAACCACTTGCCCACCGTCTCCCACCTCCCCCAGATCACCGGGCACCCGGTTCCCCACTTTCCCCCACTTCCCACCGTGTATCACCCGTCCCACATTACCCGGGACCCCATGATACACCATGGACCCAGGAACCAGTCGAACATGTCTGCACAAGGAGACACCATGAAAATCGAAGTCACTTACGCCAACGAGGGACAGGCCACCATCGAACTCGACCCCTCCACATTCCGAAAGGTCACCATCGACCCCGAACGTCCCCTTGACACAAGGGTCAGGGTCGCCTTCAAGGACGGCCAGGAACCACTCGACCTGTTCTTCCTCAAAGAAGGTGCACCGGTGCCCCAGGGTCCCCTCGGTCCCTTCGTCACCTATGTCACCGTGTTCCGTCCAGGAGCAGACCCAGTTGTCCTCACCGACCCCGTGGCCGTCTATGCCACATTGAGCAACCTGTTCCTCCATGGTGACAAGTGGACCGGGGGGACAGAGGGGACCGATGGGACAGGGGGGACAATGGCACCCGGGGAGACAGTCCTCGGCATGTAAACATTTTTTAATTTTTAATTTTTCATTTTTTAATTATTGAATTTTTGAATTTCGTCCACCGGGTTTCTCGTCCCCCGGGCCACACAGGCCACCCATGTTTCGTAAATTTTTGGAAACATAGGTGGAAAATGTGGCAAATGGGACCGGGAAACCGGGGGGACCGTTGCACACGGGTTTAATGGCCCTCCGGGCCCAAGCCGTACCCCATGTCCCCCCGTGCGCCCTGTGACCCTCTGATACAAGTTTTATGTATCGTGGGGTAATGTGGGTCGTAGTGTGGGAGAGTGGGAACCAATGGGCAGGTGTGCATGTGAGCAGTATATCAATTATATCAATTATATCAATTATATCAATTATATCAATTATATGAATCGGCGTGTTCCACATGGAACATCCGGGCCCCGGGGGCCTACCGTGTGCCTGGTGTCCCCGGGACAGGGGGACCCGGTGTTACACCGTAGCGGCATAACAATTCAACAAGGAGACAAACATGGCAAAATCGTTACTATACAGGATGATGACGAAGGGTGGCGCCGTCAAGCGCACGTGGAGGAACGTGTACGCGCTTCGCCAGGAGTACAACAGGTATCATAATGCATGGTTCCCGATTATCTTCTTCTGGAACCGCACGGAGGAGACCGCGTCAGACGGGACCACTCGCTTCCGTTGCTGGGTAGAGTGCCTCTGTACGGAAACGGGCAGTAGCTACTACTACAGCGAACCGAAGGCCGATTATGCGAGCATCAGCCGTCCGGGAACGGACAGGTGCGACCCGGAACAGGTGAAGGCCATGGTGGCGCACTACCAGGCCGAGTGCGACGAGTACGACCCCTGCGGCCCCGTGCAGGAAGTGAAGAGGCTCGGTGCATACATGCCGAGGGCGAGACGATAGGCCTACCGTGTGCCATGTGTCCCCCGATCTCGGGGACCCGGGGACACACCGTATGGACATAACAATTTGAAAAGGAGACAACGACATGGACATCAAAGAAAGCAAGTTTTTCACCAAATCCGACCTCAAAATCCTCCGCGCCCTCGGTTTTAGCGACCTTGAAGTCGAGAAGGACTCGGAAGGCGAATCGGAAGAAATCGCCCTCGGTGACGGACAGTACCTTGTGGGCGAGAGGGGCGACCTCGGCACATCCTACTATGTGATGGACCGCGACTGCCACGAGGCGTTCACCCACGGCGAGACCTCGCTCATGGCCCTGGCGCACTACCAGGCTAGTTCATTGACCCACTACAGCCACGATGAAATCCCGGACTACTTCTGGTGGTGGGAACTCCGCGAAATCTTCTACCGCAAGAACAACAATAAGGGCGTGAGCGCGAAGCGTTTCCGGAGGTACAGCGACGACCCTGGCATGGCCGTGGTGTTCAGCGCGGACTGCAAGAAGGTGAAGCTCGCTAAGAACATGTTTTCCACGTACGACAAGGACGGGCGCTATTCTCCCCTCCCGGACGAACTCCCGGCCTTTGACGAATGGGAAGCCCTCACGGACAAGGAAGGCAAGCCGCTTGTGGCCAACTGCGCCAAGGTGTTCGCGCCGAGCGCATTTGCCGAACGGTCCCGTGCGCTCAACATCCTTCTCAAGAAGTTCTACAAGCGCATCAACGGGAAATAAATTTTGAAATTCCACACTTAACCGAATGTTGTCTCCTACCGTGTCCCGGAGGTCCCCCGATCGGGGGGACCCGGTGACACATCGTATGGACAACAAGCAACAAGGAGACAAACATGGTACAGCACATCGGATATTTCAATGACCCCCAGGACATCAAGGAACTGATGGACAAGGATGCCAAGAGCATCGTCAAGTATTACAAGAAGAACCAGGGAAACCTGTGGTCCTCCGGTGACCCGGACTATGCCCCTATCCAGGGTTGCCGCCCGGTAATCATCGGCAAGGAAAAGTGGTATGTGAGAAAGTCCATCGACAAGAAGAACCTTGAATCCGAGGACAATTTCATCGACCTTTACAAGGTAATGTGATGGGGGTGGCGGTAGCCCAATAGGATAGAGGCGGGGCCTTCACGGCCCGTTCATGGTACGCCCAGTTAGCAGTTGCAGGTTCGAAGCCTAGCCCGCCATTCACCCATCCTACCGTGTCCCTGGTGTTCCCCGTTCAAGGGGACACGGTGACACATCGTATGGACATTACTTCAAAAGGAGACAACTATGCAGTCCAATTTCGCAAAACTGGCCCAGTTGGCCACAAACACCGTCCGCATGGACGAAGCATCCAAGATTATCGGCAAGCAGGACGAAAGCCGTACCGTGCTTTCCACCCTCGCGCCCCTTTTCGCGACCGTCATTGACGCAGAACTGTCTCATGCCATGGAGCAGAACCTTTCCGGCCTTTCCAAGGACGATGACATCGCCGTGGAGGACAGTAAGTTCGAGGTGGGTAAGTCTGCCGATGAAAGCACCCGTTGGCTTGACTACATCTTCATGCTCACGGGCAATTTCCCCGGCGTTATCAAGTTGCGCCTCACTATCTGCACCGCACCGGACAAAATCGACTTCTACATGCAGACCCTGGCCCAGGACGATGAAGGCAAGGTGATTGACGACAACCGTATCGCGGAAGCCGAAATCAAAGGTATCCCGTTTGCCCTCCCGATGGCGGTGTCGATGATGCTCGATGCCTGCAAGAAGAAGGGCGAGGCATAGCCAACCGTGCACCAGGCGTTCCCCGATCGGGGGGACCCGGTGCTTCATCGTATGGTCATCACTAAAACAAAGGAGACAACCATGACACAGACAACCAATGAAGCATGGAAGAAGGCCCTCGAACAAGTGGACTTGGCCGGGTGGCGCTATGAGCCGTGTACCGAAGGCGGTGACCAGTGCTACATCTACAACGAAGAAAGCAATCGCATTTATGCATTAGTGAGCGACAAGTATGTCCTGGTCGGCGTGAAGTCCGGCCCGGTACTGTTCCGCCGTCAGCGCACGACTGACGATCCGTACTTTGCCCTGGCAAGGGCTGCCCGTTCTGCCGAAGAACTGGCCGGGACCTACAAGGATATCGAAAGCCGTCTCGATGGAAAGCTGTAAGGAGGAACCCATGACCTTTACCAAACTTCTAGCAATTCTCAACGAGAAGTGTCCCCTGTACGAGGTCGGGCACGACACCGGGGCCAAGGTGACTTTCGGGAATGTGGGCGGCACCATAGATTGGTGCGGGCACCACTTTGGCTTCACCTTCGGGAGCGACGATGCCGAATGGTACGATGACACAGGTAGCACGCCAGTATGGACCAAAATCCCGTGCGAAACTTTCCTTGAACAAATCCTAAAAAGGGGGATTAGTCATGGCTAATAAATAACAAGAAACAGCAACACTTTTGGCGAACATAGCCAAATAAATTTTCAAATTTTGGAGGCCGACATGGCAACGAAGAAACTCGCCGAACGCAAGTTCTCTAGTTGGGAACTGAAACAGATTAACGCCAAGAAGTACCTTTCCTGGAAATGCACCCGCAAGAAGGTCATCGAGGGGAACAAGACGGATTTCGCCCTGTTCGCCTTGGGCGATACCTTAGTGCATGATCATCACTCCGTAGGAATCAGCCCGGTAATCGTTTCGCGAACCAAGACCGAAGTGCGGTTGGGTTACAAGGTGGTCGTTTCGTTCATCGAGAAGGATGTCGCGAAGCGTTTCTCCGCAATCGCCGCGCCGTCCGTGACGTTCGTGGCCGAGGGTAGCGTCGATAGCGCCCTATACGAGGCGACCCGTTTGGCCAATGCACAGAACAACCTGTTGTGGAGCATGCCCGAAGGGACTGTCCGTACAGGTGCCAGGCGTCGCCGGAAGAAGACTACCGTGTAGCGGGGTTCCCCCGGTGACGGGCACCCGGCGGCACATCGTATGGGCATAACAATCCAACAAAGGAGACAATCATGAGCATCTATGCAGTAATCGGTTCCGGTTTCAGCGAAGTTCCGCGCAGGGAAATGAACGGAACGGCCAGCAAGGCTTTCCCGGCAATCAACTGTGTATCACACTTTGAAGACCGTGATGTCGCCGTAAATGACCTTATCAAGCGTCTGGAAGATATCGTCATGAATACCGATGACGATGTGGTGCTTTCCACCTACAGCATATCCGCTTATTCCTACGATGCTACGGATACTAACATGGTGTATTCCAAGACGGTCTTTGACGAGGACCACCCGGATGCCAACCTGGAACAGCTCCGCAAGTGCCTGGAAATTTATCGCCACGACCATGTGGAAGTGGAAGTGGGTGGTGAAAAGGCAACCTACGCAATCGTCTGCGTCAAGGAGGACTAACCATGATTACCCGTCTCAATCTCGACTGCATCGCGACCGCCTATCCCTACGAATACCGCGCTTTCAGCGAAGCCTATTCCGCTTTCGATGACAAGTATTCCCCGACAGGGGATATCGGCGAGCATGTCCGCTGGGTTGTGGATGCCGTGAGCGACCCGATGGTCGATGCCTTCCAGAGCGACCCCAATTTCGGTATGCCGGACATCGAGGACAACAACCTGGTAAAGGCCATGAAGCGAATCCTAATCCGTTTCAGCGAGGACGGTATCCGCGCCTATCCCGTTGTGCTCGACTCCGAAACCCAGTTCGAAGTGTTCTTCGGTGTGGAGAATGTCTCCCAGGAACTACTTGACCTCATGGGTGACAAGGTGGTCACCGAGGAATACGAGCACAGCGATGACATTCATGTCGGATGGTAACGAAATTCTACATGCTAACATTCCGAAATGTTAGTATGCATGAAAATGTTAGATCGGCTCCTACCGTGTGCCGGGGATCCCCCGGCGACGGGGACCCGGTGGCACATCGTATGGACATCACTTCAAAAGGAGACAAACATGAACGAACAGCAGAAAACACTTTTCAACGAATATGAACGCGAAATCAAGCGTGAAATCGTGGACATGGAAAACTATGTCCTGGCTCTATCCCTTATCGAGTACAATCCCAAGGCCGATGGAACCGAGCGCGTCAATTTTGACGATAACTTCGCCATCTATGGCCTCGGTGCAAAGGTGAAGTATGCGAATGGCCGTCTCAATCGCCGCGTCATCGTGAAGCCCGTCACCTACAACGGGTGGTTCGAAGGTAAGCAGCAGGAAAGGGTCACCTGTCTCGACATTACTGTCTTGGCCATTGACGATGAAGACGAAATGAATGCCGCGTCCCTGGAGCGTCCCCTTCCCCTTATGAACGACTGGCGGTTCGCGTTCAGCATCTATACGAAGCGTGAATCCATGCCGACCGCCACCAAGCCGGAAGAATATGTCAAAGTCATCCACGAAGAAATCATCCCAGGCATCCGCGAAAGGATAGCGAAACTCTGGGGTGAACTTGGTGCGCTGCCGAGCGTGTTCCAGAATGTTGTGAAGGCGGCAAATGCCTGCAACGAGGCCAAGAAGGCCTGCGAGGATACGATACGGCTCAAGTATATCGTCAGCAAGATGATTAAGGACATTCCTAATCTGCACGACTAACATTTTGTTGTCTCCTGCCGGGCGTATGCAAGTGGGCACAAGCTATCGTCAGTAGCTAACTGAATAAGTTAAAGAAGTTGAACTAGAGAGAACTAGGTAACTTGGCGAAAGACGTGAGGGCGAGTTAAACATCGTCACGCAGGTTCGAATCCTGCCCCCGGCAAATTTTAATTTTTAATTTTCATTTTTTGAGGGCTATGAACCAGGAAGCGATATGCAACCTGGCCAATGCCACGCACGGCGACAAATACACAAGGAGGCCATTATGTCAAACGATAATAACGAAATCAAGGGTTACACCGAAAACGCCAACAAGTTCATCGAGGAACTGATGAAGGACGGATACGCAAAGTCCGATATCTTCACGAAGTTCGTCACGGGCGGCAAGCAGGTCGTGTACCCGGTAATCGGTGAGGACGGCAAGCCACACCTGGCAAAGAAGACGTTCAAGTCGTAGCCAACCGTGTTCCCCCGGTGCCCCGATCGAGGGCACCCGGTGGAACATCGTATGGGCATATCAATCAGCAAAGGAGACACACCATGAGCGAGAATATCACCAACACCGAAAAGAAGCTTCCCGAAGGGTACTTCAAGCCGGAACATGTCCCGACCACCATCGAGGACATCCAGGTGGACGATGTGTTCCACAGTCATTGGGGCGCAACGATGTCCCTCAACACCTACTACAAGGTCGTCAAGCGCACTGCCAAGTTCGTCACCCTGCGCGAATTGCGTTCGGTTGAAAAAGGAACTGGTTTCCTCCATGGTGTCCAGTATCCCCTGGACGAGTTCGAGGACCACTCCTGCGTCTATGACGGTCGCCGCAAGGAATACCCGGACGGCAAGGTCTACGCCGAGGTGACCCGCAGGCTCCCGACCAAGCTCGAAAACGGGCGTGTCTGGATTAAGATTACCGACTGGGAATATGCAAGCCCGTGGGACGGAAGGCTCAACAGTTACGACCACGCAGACTAATAACCAACCGTGTTCATGGAACCACCGGATCGAAGGCACCCTGTGGTTTATCGTATGGACATCACTCAAACAAGGAGACAAACATGCAAGTACAGTTTAAGGACAAGAAGAATTACCTCAAAGACGAACTCAAAAAACTCGAAGGCTTCGAAATGGGATGGGTCATGAAGGAGTACGATGATGCGGAAAACGGAAACGCCGTATCTCTCTATGGCCTGGACAAGGGTCAGGCGTTTGGTATCAGCAACAAAGGTACACGCGCCACCGTGGCATTACAGTCCTGCTATGTCGTTGAATACATGTTCAACGAGACGAGCAATACCGTTGTGTTCACCGATGATGACCTGGAAGGTGCCATCGACTACACCCTCAAACTTATCGCCCTCGCGAAGGCATAGGAGAATAGATCCAACCGTGTTCCCGGTGTGCCCCGATCTCGGGCACCCGGTGGAACATCGTATGGGCAACGAACAACAAGGAGACACCTATGAAGAACTACAAGATGCTCAAACCGGGAAAGACCGTATGCATTTCCCTTGAAGAACTTTTCAACACCATCCATAACGGCGATGTACACACTACCGATTGCGGCCATGAGATTGTCCGCACCGTGGAAGATGATGGTTCCGCATATTTTGACCTTGGCAACAGTGCTACCGATTACGCCTGCTGCGATGGTGAAGAATGCGAAGTGAAGTCCGTGGACGGCTCCGTGGTCACCTTCATCAACAAGAACCAGGAAGAACCGCAGGAGTTCAAGCTCACCATCCGAGAATGTGAAACCGCCATCTTTGGCCTGAAATAAGGAGGAAACCATGGGAACACGCTCTACAATCGGATTCCGTTCTGGTAACGAGGTAAGATACATCTACGTGGCGACCGACGGGTTTAAGCACGGTGCCACTTTGGAAAAACTGGGCCATTACGAATGTCTCAAGTTTTGGGAAACAATCGGTGAGGCCGAGAAGGAAGACAAGAAGATATGGCTTTCCCATCTTTCCGGTGACGATGACCGCGACTGGACATGGTGCGAGGAACAGCCGAATGCGCGTACCCCGATTGTCGCGACTGAAAAGAACTGGAGCAAGGCCTACCTCGAAACGCAGGGTTTCCAGTTGAGCGGAATCGTCAAGGTGGAAACGAACTGGAAAGTCAGCCCGTTCGACCTGATGCACCTCATTGATATGGAAGGTACCGTGTGGCTCTATGACCTGGACAACGGCAAGGTGTTCTTCATGGGCGACCCGGAAGCCGCCGAAGACCTGGTGTACAACCACAAACCCGCAAGTTCCACCGGAATCGTAAAGAAGCAGGTCGAGTTCTAGCCGACCGTGTGCCACGTGTCCCCCGATCGGGGGCACCCGAGGGCACAACGTATGGGCATCAAGCAACAAGGAGACACACCATGAAACATTCAAGAACAGTCATCACATTCCCGTACGACATGGCATGCGACATCAAGTACCTGCCTACCAAGCGTCACAAGAAACCGCATACTATCCGTGGTAGCCATCGCGTATTCGGTGAGGTCCCGGTAGTCGAGGAAAAGGACTTCCCGGTCGCATTCAAGGTCAAGAAGTATCATACCGTCTGCCCGTCCGCAAAGACGCATGAGGACCTTTCGAAAAACATCCCTACCAAAAACGGGTACATGCCCATCACGGTACGTGCATACAAGGGCAAGTTCTACCGTCCGTACCAGTATGGCTTCGGTGCGGTCGAGACTACCTGCGGTGTCAAGAGCATAGAGGCTCTTCGATATGAAACCGACCGCATGTTCCGCGAATACGGCATCGAAATGACCCCTCCGGAAACCGGCAAGTTCCTGATGGAAGCCATACAGCATGAAGAAGATATCTATTCGCTCGCTGAGACCCAGAAGGCCGATGCCAAGCGGATGCGGGAATTTTGCTCGCAGTTCGTGAGTTTCAAGGGCAAGCTCTGGACAGAATGCGGCGAACCGTTCTATCACTACATGGTGTTCGGAATGGGTAATGGCAACGGAGGCACTGCATTCTGCGTGGACTTCGAGAACGAGTGGCTCGCCTGGCACCGTGGGGAGATTGTGTACAACGCCTTCCACCGCGAACAGTGCCTGGATGCTGCCCGCAAGCGTGCCACAATGCGCCACGACAGTATGGCCTTGCTGAGCAACCCGAAGGAAAATATCGAAATTCTTCTCCCGGAACTTGTGAAAATCAAGGAAAATATTTTTTTAAAATTTGACAACCTATTTTTAAAATTTGACAACCTATTTTTAAAATTTAGCAACCATTTGTCTCCTACCGTGTCCCGGCAGTCCCCCGGATCGGGGGACCCGGGGACATATCGTTGAGGCATCTTAATAAATACTTGCGCCCGTAGTGCAGTGGACAGCATATCAGTTTCCGAAACTGATGACTCCAGTTCGACTCTGGACGGGCGTACTAACCGGGGACTGGACCCCTTAATGGTGCATTTTCGATTGATTTCCCTAAACGTCCGTCGAACCAAACAATTGTACCTAGGTCCAGTCCCACTTTTCAAAGGAAATCCGCTAGTTGCCACACGTGCACCCATTTGCTACATTTTGGCTATAAACTGTTGCGTGAGGAGAGTTTTATGAACAATTTTGGACATAACGTGCAGACCGCCATGGTCGATGCCGCAGCCAAGGCACTTGATGCCCTCGGTATCATGGAAGCAAACGAGGCGAAGAAGATGCTTCACGGCGTCGGGCCAGGCAAGGCCAGGTTCCCGTCCTATGCCATCCTGACTGCGGAGAATCCTGACTGCAAGCAGCTTCCGGCCTCCGAGAACAACAGGCGCATGGACCGAATGGTTCGCACTCTCGAACAGGGCCGTTATCCCTTTCGCAAGGTAAAGGGTTTTTATGGTGTCACTACCGACAACGCCAACCCGGAACACTCGGTAGTCATCGCCGGAATCGCTTTCAACTCCGCAAAGAGCCTCGCACGTTTTTACGGACAGCAGTCGTTCGTTTTCATCCGTAGAGAAAAGGACAATTCAGTAAAGTACGAAATGTGGGCGAAGGGGCCCGTGGGAGAATATGAAAAAGTTGACGAGAAGGACCGGATAAACTTCGTTCCTGAATTTGACGATTTCTATACCCGGTCCCATGACTATCAGGGAAATATCCCATTTAACCACTTTACCCCTGGTACATCACCGATGGTCGGCGATGTCGAACATGACGGCAGCGCGCTCGGCCAGGCCTATGACACGGCCATGAAGATGGATACTGATGTCAACGACGCAATCAACTACCTCGACTCCTTCCTGGAAAGCGTGACCGGGAAAGGAACGTACGGGAAACTGTTTGAAGGACTCAATGGAGGCCCGAAGATTGCCCGGTATTACTGGCAATGCCGCTGCGAGGCCATGGCCGGGGTCAAGTATGGCGACCGTGGAGTCATCTGCGAGGCCGCTGAACAGGAAAAGCACCTCTTTCCCATGATGGAATACGGATATTCCACCAACCGCCACCCGGTACAGCCGCTGACCGAGGCGACAGTCGATAGAATCCTCCAGCACGGCAAGGACGGCATGGTCATACTCTCTGCCGACCGCGAGGAACGCACCCCGGAAGAAAACTACGAGAAACGGCATGAGCTACTGGGCGACATCAAGAACAGGAACCTATCGTACATAGTCGTTTACGGCGGCTACCGTGACATTAACACGAACCCGCCCAAGACGGCCAACGGCGAGACATCGTTCGTCCTCCCTGCACACGACCGTAACGGGAACCCCGTGCCGTGGGAAGAACTGGAGAATTTCGCCAAGGAAATGTGCGGGAAGTACGACCAGGAATCCGTACTGGTACAGCCCCCCGGACAGAATCCTCGATGGATTGACCGCAACGGAAACGCGGTGATGGAGTTCGATGCCCCTACCGTAAAGAACGACCTGAAACAGCAGTATTTTTCGTCCCTAATCAAGTCCAAACACTACGACGAGAAGAACCCGGACCGTCTCAAACGGTTCAGCTTCACCTCGACACAGATGGAAAGTTGCGACGGATTGTTCGTGAACCCTCCCCCTTGCACGGGGGGCGAGAAGCACCGACGTATCCTGGACGGCGAGATTTTCGCCCTGTGGGACGAGATTCCGAGGGACGTGAGGAAATAACCAATTATCCATTTTCAAGACGCGGGAACTCTCCCGCGTCTTTTCTTGTGACCTCCTTGTGCCCCATGTCCCCGGATCCAGGGGACCCGGGGGCACATCGTAGCGGCATGAACAATAAGGAGACACACATGAAACCGACTGAACTCTTGGCAAAAAGTAATGGCCATACATTGATTGAACATTCTCGCGCAGTAGCCACCATGGCGAAGCGAATCGCAGAAAAGCTCGGGTTTGATGGTGTCATATCCAACCTTTGCTACACAGCGGGACTTCTTCATGACATCGGCAAGGCAATTACCCCGTTCCAGAACATCCTGGTAAACGATATCCACGGCAGTACCGAATTGTCCGATGGCTGTAATGCTCGCCACAGCGCAGTAGGAGCCTGGTTCATCGCCAACCACGCAGCAACATTCGAACGGTTGGTACCGGGTGTCAATGGTGGCGCAAGCGGCATTTTGTGCCGTGTGGTTGCATGGCACCATAAGCCGTATGTTCCCGTGGAAGAAAGCCGTTTTGCATATAGCGAACAGTTCGATGCCGAAATCAAGGCCTTTGTCGATACGCTCTTTGATAACCTTGATTGGAGTATTGGGCAGGATGACGATTTTGATTTCAGTAGCGAAAAATTCGCTTACTTCTATCAACTGAACCCGCAGGGAAACATCAACCCTCGTATCCATGCAGTGCGTTCGGTGGTCATCCGCGCCGACCATCTTGTGAGCGAAGGCGTTTCCGATTGGGAAATTGCGAAAATCTCCCCGATTGACATTGGCACCATCGCCTGTCCGGGTAGTTTCGATGCCAAACGATTTGAAATGCAGCGCACCGAAATTGCCAAGAATGCCATGGATTCCGGTAAGAAAACAGTCGTGATAAACGCACCCGCCGGGTTCGGCAAAACCATGATTGGCTTGCTTGCAGGCCTCCATCAAGGCGAGAAGATGTACTGGGTCGTTCCGCGAAATGTAATTGCAGAAGAAGTGTATCGCTCTATCTCCGGGTTGCTCGCCCTCTTGAACCTCGAAACCGCGTATTCCGTGAACATGGTCTACGGTGGAAAGGTACAGGCCGGACCCGACAATGCCGATATTACTGTCACGAACATTGACGCTATCCTTCAACCCATGGGACAACATGGCAAGATGGGCCTTCAATGCGATATGCTCGGCGGTACCATGGTATTTGACGAATATCATGAACTGGTAGGGGAAAGCCCTATGTGGTCGGCATTCCTTATCCTCATGGGTGCTAGAATGGAAGCCAACGGGCGAAACATCCTCATTTCGGCAACGCAGGTTGATGTTCTGTCGTGTATAAGGGTGAACCCCGATGAAGTGCTTTATCTTCCGGGCAAGTCATCGCATTACCCGGCACAGCATTCCGTTCCGTACCATATCGAAACCGATGAACACATGCCCGATGTGGTCGAAGGAGATAGCTTTGCTATAAGCAACAGCATTTCCCGCGTCCAGGATGTGCATTGTGACCTCATGTTCCATAGCAAGTACACAGCCGAGGACAAGAACTCCATCATCGACAAACTGATGGCTTCATTCAGCAAGGGAAAGGACAATGTAGTCAATGGCGTGTCCGCAGGTCCGATTTTGAGCACGTCTCTTGACCTCTCCTGCGCTCACCTTTATGAAAGCGTGTGCAGCCCGATGGATTCCATGCAGAGGATTGGCCGATGCAACCGCTTCGGAAACAAGCGCGATTGCATGGTCACCTTCGTAACCGGTAGCATCCCTGGCGACCGTGACTATGTAAACATGAAGTTTACAAAGGACCTCCGCGACAAATGGTGCAACACGGTCAAGCAGGAATTTGCCGACAAGGACATTACGCTTGACGAAATGTACCGTTGCTACGATAAGTTCATGGAAGAACAATCGGGAAGCATCAAGAACTGGCTGTCCCGTCTCCAAAAGGATAGCCTTAAATGCCTGGTGACCGAATGTGCGCCATGTGACATCGTTTCCACCGGGGAGAAGAAGTCCAAGGGCAGAAGCGGAGGTACGATACGCAACCCGGAACCGAACATATACTACATCGTGCCGTCTGCCGATGGAAAGACATACTACGGTCCGTTCAGTATCGACATCGCAACGGCATACGGCCCCAAGTATGGGAAGATATTCAAGCAGGGGAACAACCTTGTTGAATACGAAAAGGCAAAGGCGGTCGCACCTGAACTGGTATCGGGTACAACCGACTATTTATCCGGTGGAGCCAGGAAAAAGAAGTGGTACAAGGATAACGCCGACAAGATGGCCAGGAACTCCGACAGCCCGTTTGTCATCGCCCCCAAGTACATGACATACAACTCGTTTGAGGGCGTCATGTTCCACGGCATCATGGAAGACTAGGCCTACCGTGTTCCAGGTGTCCCCCGATCGTGGGGACCCGGCGGAACATCGTATGGGCACATCAATCACGGGGAACAACGCCTCGCAAGCCAACACTTAAACAAGGAGACAATCAATGTCCAAGCAGCTTTCCAACATCAAAATCCAGCTCACCACCAAGGGCCAGGGCATCGTGAACTTTGACAGCACCGACCAGAAGTTCATGCTGAACAAGAGCGCAGGTGCAAACATCATCACCCACGACAACACCAAGATTGCCAAGGCAACCTATTCGAAGGATGCGAACGGCAACATCGTCCGTACCGTCAAGGTATCGTCACAGTGCATTCGCCAGGCCATTTACTGTGTGAAGCACAACCCGAACATCATGTACAGCCAGTCGCTGTTCAATGACTCTATCTCTTCCATGGCCGCACTCGTTCTCGGCTACATGTATGCCAATGAAAAGAAGGGTGCTGCCAAGAAGAAGAGCCCGCTTGTCGTGACCGATGCCCAGGAAGTAAGTGGTGCAATTCCGACTTTCAATACCCACAGCAACAGCGGTGACCGCAACGACACTAGCCTGTACTATGTGGAAGAAGTTGGCGACACCCGCTTCGAAACCACTCTCCTCCTTGACCTCTCCGAACTCAAACACATCGTTCTCTCCGACACCTACGGCAGAAACAGCGTGTTCCCGGACGGTGAAGAAGCCCTCAAGGCCAAGCTCCGCGAAAAGTATGGCGAAATCTCCGAAGGCTACTACAAGATGGAAGGGGAAGATGGCTCCGTTCCCGAATACGGAGCGGAACTTTCCGATGAAGCCGTAGTCGCAATCGTCAAGGACTTGATTGCCCGCATCAAGCAGCTCCGTATCGCCCGTGCAAACGGCTACCTCGAATTTGACTCCATGAAGTTCTTCACCTTCGAAAACGGCGCATGGACCCCGATGGACGAACCGAGCGACTTCACGGTCAAGAGCCGCTATGCCCTCATGGAAGACCAGGAAGCCGCAAAGAAGCTCCATGATGATGTGTGTGCCCAGGCAAAGCAGGACCTCACGTCCCGCAAGGAAACCAAGGCCGAAGAAAAGGCCAAGAAGGCAGCCAAGAAGGCTGAAAAGGTATCCAAGTAACCAAGCACAGAAGTAACCAAGCACAGACTACCGTGTGCAACAGGATCCCCGCAATAGGGGACCTGGTGCCACATCGTAACGGCATCACAAAGGAGACATATCATGGCATTTCGTGACCTTAGAATTAAACTCACCGATGGCAAGCGTTTCAGGATGACTGACCGCAAGAACCGCGGAAACGCCGACTGCAAGCCGGAACTGTACGTCCATGACGAATGCCCGGACGATACCATCCCGGTATCCTCGGTCGCAAATATCCTCGCAAAACTGGCCGGGCAACGCCCGTGGAAGCGTGCGGACATCGCAATCGGAAAGGCACCCGCCTCGTTCAGCCAGTTCAAGGACATGGCAAGCCGTTCCCGTGTGGAAATCTTTACTCCGGGTGACAACAAGGAAATCATCCGTAGCGTAAAGGCATCGCATTCGGCAACGAAGGAAAAGTGGGAACTTACCCTTGACGGCAAGCCGTTCACGATGATACGCAACCGTCCTACCTATGAAACCGTCCGTTCCACCCTCGATGATGCCGACTGGGAAAATCTCGTTTCCATGCTTGAAAAAGTTTTTGGAGCCGATTACCGTTCTAATGTGGCATCCGGTGCAGCAACCGTTCCCTCGATGATTACTTCCCTGCGTGATGAGTATGTGTCCGGTAATCAAGAAGTTAAGAAGTTCTGTGAGGCCTACAAGGATACCAAGACAAAGCTTCGTGACTTGCTTGTTATCCCGGTGACTACGGGTTCCCCGGTACCCGATGGCGATGGATACAAGGTATTCCGCATTGACAGTCCTATCGGTAAAGATTCCATGGGCAAGGTTCTCCACACAAAGACCAACACCCAAGGCATCATCATGGCACAAGTCGTGTCCGGTGTACTGCATGTGAAGGTCACCGAGGATGAAGCGGAATTGTTCCGAAATGGACCCGGTTTTGCATCATTCCTCGATGGCGGTGTAGCCGAACTGGAAACGCTCGACCTTGAATACTGGCAACCCGCATACGATGACATGCCGTCCCCGTTTGCTGCCGCATAACTACCGTGTATGGTGCATGCCGGATCCGGAGGGACCCGGTGATGCATCGTAGCGGCAAACAATAACACAAGGAGATAACACCCATGAAACAAGCGATTTACTGCACATTCAATGTCGAAGAAAAGACCCGCAGGAACTACATCCACAAGATGATTGACCGTATCTACAAGTCACCCGAAGACCATACACCATGTCCGCGTTGGTGCTCCAACGGTACCATGGTCGAAGTGGTGAGTGCGGACATGCCGTTGCATCCCGAACAGGTAGCAACGGTCGAAAAGGTGACTGTTCCTACCGGAAAGCTCACGCTTACTTTTCAGTACCCCGCAATCCGTCACAAGGATGGCCGTCTCAAAATCTATGATTCGCCGGAAATCGCAAAGAAACGCATTTGCGAGAAGGTGAGCGCAAGACTGGCCGAAATGGGCATGAACGAGGTGGATATTCTGGACTATGTTCACAATACATCCAGGATTGACCTTTCGGACCGCGATCATGGCGTATCAAAACTCCCTGTTTCTTTCATCGTGGCTTCGTGCTCCTGTGAGGATGAATACAAGGTACTGAACCTCATGGTGAACGGCATCGGAAAATTCCGTTTCGCCGGGCTCGGAATGGTTTATGTAACCAAGGCATAGTATGTATTTGCCAGGTTCTTTACCGAAGTTGCGCATGGATGCCAGGGTGCCGTTGCTGTACCTGGAACATGCGTACCTGCATGTCGAAAACTCATGTGTGATGTGCAAATGTGCCGATGAACAGACCTCTAGGGCTGTTCACGGCGCTTATTATTCAATAATCATCATGGGTCCCGGCTGTACAATAACCAGGGATGCTGCCATATTGCTCGGGAAATTTAATACGGTCGTGCTATGGTGTGCTTCCGATGGAATGTCCGTGCATAATGTATCAACATCCTGCACATATGACATAAAGAATGCAAAGCGACAGGTGCAACTAATCGAACGCTACCGATTTAAACTATGGAACCGTCTTTTGGATGAACGAGGGTGCGAGCACAAATATAGCGAAAACTATAAGGAACTGTTACTGTTGGAAGCCGCTTTTATGAAACAGCAGTATTCGGTTCTTGCCAGGGAACATGGTGTTCAATGGAATGGCCGTATTCCGCGCATTCGCGATATGGCCGAAGATGATACATTGAATAGGGCAATCACAATGTGCAACATGGCATTATATGGAATAGCAACGTCCATAATATATGGATTGGGCTTTCTTCCGCACTTTGGGATTGTTCATGGCAGGGGTTCTACACCATTGGCCTACGACATTTCCGATGTGTTTAAATGCAAGACTACCATACCATGCGCCATGAGCCATGTCAAAAATAATGCAGCCATAGACCGAAAACAGTTAATGTCCGAACTTTGCGAACGATGTGAAACAATTCCATCACAAATGGTTGATTTGCTTAATAGGTTATTTTTACGAGCATGACAGTATTTGTACTAAAAAACTCAACACCTCAACTTGATGGGATGCTGCAAAACTTCTCATTGAAAGTTGCTAAAAATGTGTTCGCAACCTGTGCCAATGTAAAAGTAATTGGGGAAATACAGAATTTACTGTTTGAATATAAGGTAAAATACACCATTGTTTACAAAAGTAAACAAAGCATTATACCAAATGTGTCCAGTTTTTTAATATATTTTCCCCATGTTTCCCGTGTGTGCGGGAATTGAAATAATCGGCAACCCGGAAATCATAAGGCACGACGAATGTTTCCCGTGTGTGCGGGAATTGAAATGCTCGTCAAGGCCGGGCTGTTCCCCGGCGAGATGTTTCCCGTGTGTGCGGGAATTGAAACCTTGAAAAGCCATGGGCCGACTACGCCATCAAATGTTTCCCGTGTGTGCGGGAATTGAAATCACGCTCGTGTACGACCTGACGGAACAGGAATGATGTTTCCCGTGTGTGCGGGAATTGAAACTTGAAGATGGTTGATACCAGCGGAATCCAGAATGTTTCCCGTGTGTGCGGGAATTGAAACAGTGAGCACCTTGCCGTTGTCGTTCTCTGTCAATGTTTCCCGTGTGTGCGGGAATTGAAACCAGACGAGAGTGGATCCGTTGAACGCACCGCAATGTTTCCCGTGTGTGCGGGAATTGAAATGACGCGATGTTCTATTCGGCATTCGGGGACGATGTTTCCCGTGTGTGCGGGAATTGAAACTAACACCCTCCAGGGACTTTTTCTCCTTTACCGATGTTTCCCGTGTGTGCGGGAATTGAAACACAGACCAAGGAAGCGCGCGACCGTGACAGTAATGTTTCCCGTGTGTGCGGGAATTGAAAAACCCGCTACGTTCTGCTGCAATGTAAGACGGATGTTTCCCGTGTGTGCGGGAATTGAAACTGACCGCGCCAGTACCAAGGAAGCGCGCGACCGATGTTTCCCGTGTGTGCGGGAATTGAAACAAGGTCGGACAGTACAGTCACCGCGTGAGGTTATGTTTCCCGTGTGTGCGGGAATTGAAACCGTCCACCAGCTCGAACAGATGAAGGCGCTAGTATGTTTCCCGTGTGTGCGGGAATTGAAACCAGAACCTGCCGGTAGTTATCATCAAGGACTCATGTTTCCCGTGTGTGCGGGAATTGAAACTCCGACTTCTCCGGTGGCGTCGGCTGCGACAGATGTTTCCCGTGTGTGCGGGAATTGAAAGATGATGGCGCCGACACCTGTCAGGGTGAGCGTGATGTTTCCCGTGTGTGCGGGAATTGAAAGGTCAACTGCTATGCAGTGGACGTGGCCGTGCCGATGTTTCCCGTGTGTGCGGGAATTGAAATATTTCCAGCTCGATTCCCTTGTAGTGCTTGAATGTTTCCCGTGTGTGCGGGAATTGAAATTACTTTGCAACTGACGAAGATGACATTCAGGAAATGTTTCCCGTGTGTGCGGGAATTGAAATTCGAAACCGACGGTCGTGGAGACGCCACCGATGATGTTTCCCGTGTGTGCGGGAATTGAAAAATAAGGGTGAAGAGCCCGGAAGAGGATTTCGAATGTTTCCCGTGTGTGCGGGAATTGAAATACCACTTGCTTCCCAATGCTGCGCGTGTTTCGATGTTTCCCGTGTGTGCGGGAATTGAAACATACCGAGCTGAAGGAGCAGGACGACCCCGAATGTTTCCCGTGTGTGCGGGAATTGAAACTACGAACCGCATAAGATTGGCCAGGTGAGCTCATGTTTCCCATGTATGTGGGAATTGCAATCGCAGATAGATGGCCCAATCGGTGTCGGTGTCATGTTTCCCGTGTGTACGGGAATTGAAAGGCTCCGCATCCAATGTTTGGTTCAGTCATCCAATGTTTCCCTTATACAAGGGAATTGAAATGTTGTCGTTTAGCGTTACCGTGCCTTAATAATATGTTTCCCATGCAAATGGGAATTGAAAGTTTTCAAGGTGAAATAAGTATCGCACCGGGTAAGTTTCCCGTAAGCGCGGGAATTGCAACAACATCGACGAGCTGAACTTTTTCAAGCGTCGATATTTCCCGCCTATGCGGGAATCCATGTACTACCGTGTTCCCCATGTGCCCCGATCGGAGGCACCCGATGGAACATCGTACACGCATGAAAATCGGTCGGGTGCCCCGTGGCAAATTGGTCAAAAATCCAATCCCACACACCGCCCTCGGCACCCGGCCACAACTTTAAGGAGACAAGTCATGAAACGACTGAACAAGATTCTTTCCGCGGTGCAGAAGTTCGCATCCAGGGACTATACTGTCCGCTACATCAACGGCATCAAGTTTGACCTTAACCGCCAGACTATCGAGGCTACGGACGGCCATGGTGCCGTCGTCATCAAGGGAAGCAAGGGTTTCGTTGCCGGAATGGCCAACGACTATGCGGAATATCTCGGCCTCGATCCGGTCGGGGGTGATTTCGACATCGTGAAGCTCGCCCCGAAAAACGGCAAGCCGTTCCCCAAGGCCGAACGCCTCCCGGAAGAAGCCAATTATACGGGCGACCTTCACAAATGTCTCCGCTATGGGGAACATGACCCAGAAGGATGCAGTTCTGCAATCGTTTTCAATGACCAGTTCTTGCGCCTCAACGCACTATGCAAGGCATTGAAAACAACCCTTCACCTCGTTCCCGGCCCGACGAACCTGTCCGCACTAATGCAGTATGGCAAAAGTTCCTACAATGGCGATGAAATCCTGTTCTGTATCGCACAGATGCCGGCTCACCGTATGGTATTTGATGACAATGGTGTCGCAAAGACTTCGACCATCAAGTATTCCGACATGGATGAAACAGAACGCGATGCCATGAGCCAGTTCATGAAATTCCGGAAAGTGGGGTAACAATGACTGAAAACTTCTACTTCAATTTCGCCTACTCGCTGAACGGAAAGAAGAACCCGTATGCAAGGTATCGCGATATCTTCTGCCGTGTCACGGTCCCTAGTGGTCCGGATGCGGCAAAGGTCGCCCTTGAAAAGTTCTCCACCAAGTTCAAGCGAAACGAATGGGGCTTCCAGTACACCCAGGCCGAGTTCGACAAGTTCCCGTCTCTCCCGTGGTGGAAGGGTACCGAAAAGGTCGTGGCCTTCGAGGACCTCCGTTAAAGGATATCGGAGAGTATGAGGAGCCCCACTATCGCGAAAAACAAAATAGCCACCAGGAACAGCCCGTTCGCACACGGACCGTAGATGGCCGCTTCGGGGTTTCCCGCATACTGTGCCATGTAAATTGTCGTTGCTGCACCTAATGATTCCATAATCTTACCTACCAATAATTTAGCTTATTCGTTCCACTTTTTCAAGAACATTTACAGGATGATGACCCCTGTCACAAATCGTATTCGGTGTGATTTCGGTCATCCATTCGGTGTGATTTTGCCTACCGTGTAGCCACCGCGTCCCGATCGGAGGCACCCGATGACACATCGTATGGGCAACGAAACAAAAAACAACTCAACAAGGAGACACTTATGCCACAGGCTGCACACAACTTCTTCGAAAAGGAACTGAAGCCGACCCTTCTCGACGTGTTCGGCGAAATCCACGACTACGTGACCTCCGGTGACGAATGGCAGCAGATTGGCTGCGAGGAACCCGGGGAGCCCGAGGAGTGCGAATGGCAGGACAGGGACGGCTTCTGGTCTCACAACAACGGTGGGATGGAGCTGACCTACATCCCGACCACTTCCATCTTCAATTCCGGTTCTACGATGGCCCCGTGCGTGAAGAAATGGACCGATTCCTGGTACGAGGACTGCAAGGAAGCCGCCTCCGAGAACGAGGACTACCTCGAATGGAAGAAGTCCCAGGAGGCCGACGGAAAGGATTCCGACGTGGAAACCTGGATATCCGAGACCGGAGACGGCAACGAGTTCGAGTATTCCCATCAGGATTCCTGGATGGAATCGACACCGTTCTGCCTTGTCAAGGCGTGGATTCAGGGCCCGGACGGATACCAGTTCACGGGACCCGTGGAACCGGGCACCGTACTGAAGCTCCATTTTGAGTTCTGCTTCAACGACGACCTGGGTTACGGACGCCCCTGCGTGTCCTATGTCCCGGGAATAGGCGACCACCCGAAGTGCTCCGCGAACGTTTATTTCGAGGTCAAGGATGTCGAGAAGGTCCGTGAACTTATCAAGACCAAGATTCTCGAAATGGCCAAGTGCCCGGACAGCGAGCAGCGCGAGAAGGAAGAGTTCTTCACTTCCGGCCTCGACGACAGGAAATTTTAATTTTCAATTTTCAAAAGAAGAGAATATCATCATGCAAAAATACACGCTTTCCAAGTTCTACCGACCGGAAAATGTCGTGGAGCATGTCGTGTCCCTAATCAAGGACAGCGGCGGTATCCTCGACAAAATCCGCTACCCGAAGCCGGATGACGACACGAAGTCCATCTGGGTCACGTTCACCAAGGACGGAATGCCCGGCGCATACCGCATCACAAAGGGCATGATTGGCCCATACCGAGTGTTCAGCATCCGGGAGAGTCCCCTGTTCTACGACGAGGATGTCGCCGTGTTCATGGTCGAGACCCTCCGGTCCCTCCCGGACATCGGGACACTCGAGACAACCCGCAGGGACGAGTTCGAGTCCATCTGCAAGTGGCTCCGCAGGGATTCCAGGGCCGTGCTGAGGTCGCTAAGGTAGACACTACCGTGTCCATGTGTCCCCGTGTCCCATGGGACCCGGGGTCGCAACGTCGCACATGTAACATAAAAGGAGACCTACCATGAAGAAACTGATTCTACTTCTCGCCGTGATGACGGCATTCGCGCTCGCCGACAAGCCGACGGGCACCTGGCGCTTCGCCCGTACGACTTCCATGCGCTCGACCGCCTGGGGCCATCCGGGACAGCTAATCTACGTGGACGGCAAGGAAGTCTGCCACTACGCCGGGCAGATTAGCTTCCCGCCGAACAGGGACGGGTTCTGCGACCGCGTGCTCATACTGCACCTGGCCATGGCCAAGGCCATCGAAAAGGACGGCAGGATTAAGGGACTCCATTGCGCCTACGACTGGTCCTACCCGGACAACGGCGGCCACTACCTGGCCAACGACGTTCTGCGCGAGAGCTGCCCGGACATCCTGGCCGCGGTGAACGGCGGGTTCGACGTAATCGGCGAGTACTGGTTCAAGCCGATGGAGAACCAGACCATATACTACGAGGACGGGGCGCCCATCAGGCAGACGCTTTCCAATACCAGGGAAGTGCTGGACCGATTCGACAAGAAGTACGAGAACCAGATTCGCTACCGCGACACCTACGACTGGGTACAGTTGAAGCCAGGGTACGGATGGGACCAGTGGGAACGGCCGGGAAGCGTGTACGGTTCCAGGATGGGGAAGTAAACAAAAGTTTACCGAAGATGCAGGTCGGTTGCCATCCGTGCGGCCGATTGCTACATTTGGGGAAAAGAGGTGTATCATGAACAAGGAACAGTTACAACGAACTATGGAAGTGGTAAAGGAAGCCGCCGACCTGTTCGGTGGCATCTATTCCCGGATTTGGGAAGGGGTGAGCAAGGAGCCGGGCTCCGTGTCGAATACAGCGTTCCTGTCCGTCTACAAGGACTGCAAGGACGCGATGGACTTCGCGGTCGCCTACGAGCTCCCGGAAACATCCATCTTCACAAGCTACAGGTTGCCGTCAAATGCAAGATTCCGTTAAGAACTACTGGAAACTGGGAAAGGACCAATTCGGGGATACCTTGTGGATGGAGAAGCCGCGCAAGGCCCCCGACGGATACTGGGAGACCTGCATGGTCCACCACTACGGGAAGGGTACCCATCCCGGCAAAGGTAGTAGCCGACTGTGCGTCTGCATGGCCGACGATGTGATGAACGCGACCGCGTTCGAGGGAGTGGTGCCGGAGGAAACCCGGTACAAGTTCCTCGAACTCATGAGGGCCATCGTCATCAGTAGCCGATATTACGGGATGCTGAACCGTGGAAATACGGGGATATCGTCAGTCAAGGGGGAAACGGAGGCCCTGCATGAACCGTTGATGCTCCCGCCCGCGGTATGGTACCACGAGGCCGTCCGCATCGACAACAACGTGATTCCGGGCCTGGTGAAACTGGTGGACAGGCTTTTCAAAGGACATACCGTGTGACAAGTGTCCCACCAATCGGGGGACCCGCGGTCACACCGTTGTCCACAGGAAACATAAAGGAGAGAGAAATGCAACATCTAAAACTAGACGAACGTTTTGTCCCGCGTCCACGTCTCACGATGGACGGCAAGCAGTACTGGTGCGTCTACGACCGCGAGCGCGGCGCATTCTCGACATACACGTGCCACGGAAGGTACCGTAACCGCCGCGAGTGCGAGATGGCGATCGTGCTTTGGAATGTGCAGTACGGCGAAACATACTTCAGATAAGGATTTTCCCGATGCGAAAGATAGATACCGACCGCCCGATGGAGACCAGCACCCCGGTGACCGGGGACATAGTCGAAATGCTGGCCAAGCTGGCCAAGTGGAAGCCGAAGACCCTGGAACAGGTGATAACCGCCTGCGAACGTCTCAAGCATGCGGCCAACGAGGAAATCTTCTACGGGAACTCCCGTGCCGACAACGGTGAGAAAAGGTCGTTCTTCGAGTCCCTGGTGGGAAAGATGGTCAAGTACCCGAACGGGGTCGCGAACTCCACGGAGTACCTCTATGTCACCAAGGTCGATATCACCGAGCTGGACCTGGACACCACGGCGAAGCTCACCGGGATGCGCCTGTCGAAGTACAACCGAATCGGCAACGACACGGTGCAGGAATACACCCTGCCTATACTGTACAGCGACATCGTGGACATGAAGGTGCAGGCGTTCACCGTGATGCGCCACGGGTTCAAGGTGACCTATTCGATCGTGAGCACCCAGGCCGAGTACCTGGACGCCGTCATGCGGATGAGGAACATCGCCGAGAAGGCCATGGCCATCCCGGACTACCTGGCCAGGGGTTCTGTAAAGATTTCTTTACGCAAGTCCCGCTTTACAAGGGGGACACGCAACGACGATAATAATGTAGAGACACCAACGACCAAAGGAGAAGGACAATGCCAGAATCAACCTATATCTACGACGGCAACCAGGGCAGCATCGAGGTCACCAAGGGCGCCTGCGGATACAACATCATCCTCACCCGAAACTACTGCGAGGGCGAGTCGGAAATCGCGTGTGTCGGCGACTTCTCGACGGAACGTCTCCGGGAAATCGCCACGAAGCTCCAGCAGTTCGTAGATTCGATCTAAGAACAAGAACCTAGTTACTACCGTGTGACCGAGGTCCCCGAATCGAGGGGACCAGTTGTCACACCGTATGCACAGACACCAGAGAGGATTTATGACCATCATACTGAACGACCCGATACAAAATAAGAGCGAGACCAGGGAAGCCAACCCCAGGTTAGCCGGATGCCGTACCGACGTGTTCGGCGTACTTTCCGCTCTCGGGAACCGAGTGGACATCTTCTCCGGCACAAGTTTCTTCGACCCGGACAAGAAGTTCCTGCAACGCATTTTCCTCAAGTCGCCATATGTCCGCTGCTCCTTGAAGCTTGACGGACAGAAGGTCACGTGCCTGGGGGTAAAGATATGATTATGAAATGGACACAGAGGGACGGAACCGTCAAGACAATCGACATAGACGCAATCATGCGCCTCGAATATGTCCCGAACCAGGAATACGGCCGTCCGATGCTCACCGTGCTCACGTGCGACATCGTGGACACGATTACCGGGAGGCCGGCGCTCCCCGGGGACCCGGCGTACATCCCGGACATGGACACCGCCGAGGTCATGATTAGCCAGCCCGACGTGGGAAAGGACGCCTGGAGGCTGTTCCGTATCCCGGACGAGATCATGGAACTGCACGACTACCTGGTCATGTGCAAGTCCCGCTAGTCTACCGTGCAGCGGGCCTCCCGGAACCCCGGGGACCCGGCGGGACAACGTCCAGTCAACGATTCAAACAGAGGAGAACTGAACATGCGTAAGGAATACGAGAACATCAACGCTTGGCGCGGGGTAGTCTCCCCGTGCCTCTGGGACGTTTTCGCCGCCCCGTCCGTGGACGGTTCCCCCGTGCCCGCCGACCGTACAGGATGCCTCGACACGGCGTTCGACGACCTCCACCTGAAGGCCAAGGTGGTCGGCATGAAGCAGGGCCCCGTAATCACCCGCTACATGGTGCAGGTTGGCGACGGGGTGCGCGTGCGCAACATCCGCAACAACCTCGAGGATATCGCCATGCGTCTCGGCGTCTCCCGCAAGTCCATCCGTCTCGAATGCAGCGACGGCCTTGTCGGCATCGAGATTCCCAACGGGACGCGCGCGACGGTGCCCTGCCGCACCATCGTCACCCCCGCGGACGGTAGCCGCGTCCAGTTCGGCTCCATGGAAATCGGCATGGGCGTGGACATCCTGGGCAACCCGGTCAAGTTCGACCTCTCGAAGGCCCCGCACATGCTGGTGGCAGGACAGACGGGCTCCGGCAAGAGCGTGTTCCTCAACTCCATGATTTGCAACCTGCTGATGAACAACAACCCGCTCGAACTCGAAATGGTGCTAATCGACCCGAAGGGCACCGAGATGA